TATCGGAAGATTGAAGGAAACGACGATCTTCATTGCGGACGACAGGACAAGCCAACAGTTACAGCAGCACGTTTTTACTTTTCATAAAAAACTTTGCCCCTTGTGGGGTCTCCTTATATTTTTTAAAAATTTTTTCGTTTCGGCGGTTCGATTCCGCCCGTCCGCTTTTGGTAAGGTTCTTTAGTTCTTCCCCTTGCCATACATTTCTACACTCTATACTTTTCTTTTCAGTCTCACTCCTATTCCTTTCTGAGTGAGACTGTTTTTTTGTAAAAGAAAAAGAACGGTGAAAAAATCTCGATCTAACAAATTAAACAGTAAAGGAGGGGAGGCGATGGCTGGTGCAGACAATTTAAAGGTCCCAAGCTCGGAAGAAGCTCGAAAATATGGTCGAAAAGGCGGTATCGCCTCCGGCAAGGCTCGAAGGGAAAAAGCGGATCTAAAAAAGAAAGTCAATCAAATTTTGGAGATGGACGTCTTCAGTCCGCAACTTAAAGAAATGCTCGAAGAGAAGGGCTTGAGCGCAACGAATCAGACAGCGATCGCGACGGTGCTTTTGCAAAAGGCCTTAAAAGGCGATATGCGAGCAATTGAGCTTCTGGCCAAGATGAACGGCAACGAGGGCACGAAAGACAATCTCGACAAGAAAGAGCAAAAGGAACGAATCAAGGCCCAGCAACTCGAGAACAAGAAACGCGAGCAAGCCTTGGAAGGCAATGTCGTTTCAGAAGATATCATGTCCGATTACTTCGACAAGCTGGAAGGAGTGGTCAAAGATGGCTCTTAGTGATCTATACAGCCAAAAACAGATTGATATCTTACGGCGCTCGGTTGATCGTGACTGGTACATGATGATAAATCATGGCGCTGTACGGGCTGGAAAAACCAAGCTCGACAATGATCTTTTTTTGATGGAGTTGAAACGGGTCAAGAAAAATGCTGCAAAAGTCGGGGTTCAAAAGCCCATGTACATTTTAGGCGCGGTATCATCTGGGACGTTGCAAACAAATATCTTGCGCGAAATAACCGACGCTTACGGACACGAATTCCAGTTTGACCGACACGGGAACTTCACACTTTTCGGGGTGTACGTCGTAACGACGTTTACGGGCTCCATAGCGGGTCTAAAAGCAATTCGTGGTATGACAGCCTTTGGGGCCTATGTAAACGAGGCCACGCTCGCAAATAAAGAGGTTTTCGACGAAATTCTAAAGCGTTGCTCGGGGTATGGCGCGCGTATTATATGCGATACCAACCCGGACCACCCGAAGCACTGGTTAAAAGTCGATTATATCGACAAAGCAGATGATGAAAAGATCATCGCGAATCATTTTACGATATTCGATAATACATTCTTGAATCAAAGATACGTTGATAATTTGATCGCGACGACGCCTTCCGGTATGTTTACCGAGCGCGGGATATACGGGCGCTGGGTGATCGGTGAGGGCGCGGTATATTGTGACTTTAAAGAGGATATGTATACAACGCAACCGCCCGAGCATTTCGCGAAGATTTACGCGGGGGTTGACTGGGGATATGAGCACTGGGGCTCGATCGTGGTCGTGGGCCAAACCGAGGCCGGCGATGTGTACATACTCGAGGAACACGCGCACCAGTATAAAGAAATTGATTTTTGGGTAGAGATCGCAAAAGATATTAAGGCGCGTTACGGCGATATATTCTTTTGGGCTGATAGCGCACGCCCCGAACACGTCGGACGGTTTAACCGCGAAAGGCTCAAGTGCTTTAATGCTTACAAGTCGGTATTATCTGGGATCGAGGAAGTGGCCAAGCTGATGAAAGCTGGTCGTTTTTTTGTCGTTTCGAATAAGGTCGCAAAATTCAAAGATGAGATCTATCAATACGTCTGGAATGAGCGATCGGGCGAACCGGTAAAAGAGCATGACGACGTACTAGACGCGGTGAGATACGCGATCTATTCACAGCACGTCTACGACACAAGCAGCACAGTAAAAGAGCGTATGACCAGCGCGCAATATTATTTCTAAAGGGAGGAATAAGAGAAATTGAAATTTTTGAAAGGACGGCGTTTTGACGAGAACGCGAATCGTCAATTCATCATGACGGCCGAAGATTTTGAAACGATCGAATACGAGGGCCAGAAATGGATCGAACGCCTAAAAAACTATATCGGGACGCACAGATCTGAGCAATTGGATCGCTTGAAAGAACTCAAGCGTTATTATCTCGCTGATAATAATATCAAGTACCGCGAGGACAAGAGCGATCCATACAGCGCAGATAATCGAATCGCGAGCGACTGGGCGAAATACATTGCTATTTTTGAACAAGGCTATATGCTGGGGAACCCGGTCGAGTACAAAAACGAAAACGCGGAGATCCAAAAACAGATTGACCAGTTTTCGAAGCAAAACAACGAAAAGGACCACAACGTAGCGATCAAGACAGATCTCGCGATCTATGGCCGGGCTTACGAGCTTTTGAATACGTTCCAAGACGAGGACGGCTCGGTCTGGGTCAAGCTCTATCGTATGGATCCAGAGCAAACTTTTGTCATTTATGACGATAGTTACGAGCAACGTTCTTTGATGGCTATCAACTACTACTCTATCAGTTATGGCAACGGCCACAAACGCGATTTTGTTAAGGTCTATACCAGCAACGCTATTTACGAGTATGTGGACGATAACCAAGACACGGACACGCTTCATCTCAAAGACACAAGCGAGCATTTCTTTAATGGCGTACCAGTAAATGAGTTTAGCAATAACACGGACCGGACAGGCGCGTTTGAAGCTGTACTGGACTCAATCGACGCTTACGACTTATCACAGTCTGAGCTTGCGAACTTCCAGCAAGACAGTAACGAGGCTCTTTTGGTTATTTCTGGGAACCCGTTCACAGGCGTAGAAGATAAAGACTTCATGGAAGACGGTCGCGTCAATCCAAATGGACGGCTTGCGGTATCTCAAGCATTTAAAAAAGCAAAAATCTTGATCCTTGATGATAACCCGATCCCGGGTGGATCGAGTCCAAGCGCGAACTATCTTGTTAAATCATACGACACAGCCGGAGCGGAAGCATATAAAGAACGGCTAGTGAATGACATTTTGCGTTTCACCTTCACGCCAGACACAACCGATAATAATTTCGGTGGCGTACAATCGGGCGAAGCGATGAAATATAAGATGATGGCAGCGGATAACTATCGCGGTAAGCAAGAGCTTTTGTTTGAAAAAGGACTTATGCGTCGCTTGCGTTTAGCTGTCAATATCTGGAAGATCAAGGGCAACGATTCCGACAATTACAACCTTATCAATGAAACGGACGTCGTGTTCACGCCAAACTTACCACAAAATGACGCCGAATTAGTCGCTATTGCAAAAAATCTCTATGGCGTGGTGAGTGAACAAACGATCGTCGAGATCCTTGAGCAAGTGACCGGGGTCAATGCTGAAGCTGAATTGAAGCGTATGAAAGAAGAGGCGGAAAAAGCGCTTGAAATGCTCCCACGAATCGAGCCACAAGCCGGCGAGGTAGCAACGAATGAAGAAACTGAAGACAAGCGTCCATGATGAATACTGGGAAACACGCGCCCGGGAGATATTCGAATACGTTGACCGAAAAGATATAGACTTTTTCGCTGAGTTAGAAAAAACTTATCGCAATGAGGCGGTAAGATTACAAAAGTCGTTGTTTGACTTTTACACAAAGTACGCTGAAGATCATGAACTCACTTACCAAGACGCAACGAAGCGCCTTCGTGGTGAGGATCTTAGCGACTATGTGGACAATGCGACGTTATACCGCGAACAGGCCGAAAAGGATCCAGAATTATTAAGACGATTGAACCAACAATACGCGTCAGCTCGAGCGATCAGAATCGAGGCTTTGCAGTTGGAAGCTATCCACAGGCTCGGAGTGCTCACAGGAGCGCTTCATAAGAGCTTCGAAAGGTATTTATTCAACGTTGCCGAATACGCGTACAGAAAGGCTATGGGAGGCCGTACAGGCGCGGTCAATCGTCCAGCGTTTGAAGAGATTATCAAAACCCCATTTAACGGCCGGAACTATTCTGAGCAGTTGTGGGGCAATACCGATAGCCTCGCGCAAAAGCTGAAAGAAGTATTTAAACAAGGTTTTATACGTGGAGATAGCCCGCAAGAGATGGCCCGCGAGATTCGAAAAGAATTCAACGTGGCACGGTCCCGAGCTGAAACATTGGTAAGGACCGACGCGACGGCCGTCATAAATCGGGCCACTATCAAGCGTTATCAGAAAGCCGGGCTTGAATACTATCGGATCTTGGTCGTGCTAGACGATCGGACAACTCAAATTTGCCGGCGAATCGCACAGGAAGACAAACTCTATAAACTAGAAGACGCGCAAGTCGGGGTAAATATGCCCCCGTTCCATTACAATTGCCGGTCAACGATCATGCCAGACGTGAAAGAAATCGGAGAGGAGGGATCGAGTGATTAGTATCTGGGATATGGTATCTTACACAGCGGGCCTTTTCTGCTTTGCCTTTCTAGTCGTGGCAGGTTGGGCCGTACTAGCTGGAATGATCGAAGGTATCATAAAGAGCATTAAACAGTCACGAGGTGACAAGGATAAGTGATCGGAGGTGATCCGGTATCTTGACAGGCGGGAATAGACCGCTATTTTTTATTGTCCAGACTATGCGGAGGACGTTAAAAGCTGCATTGTTTCGCCGCCGGGCGTAAAGCGAGAAAATCGGGTGACGGCGTAACCGTCGGAGGAAAATTATGTCAGAAAATACACAAGCAGTTGAGACTGAAGCTATTGAGCAAGACGTCACTCAAGAAGAACAAGTCGAGACAAAGCAGGAAAAGGCAGAACGTACCTTTACACGCGCTGAGTTTGGAAAAGCAATCGCAGCCGAAGTTGCAAAAGCACGGGCCAGCTGGGAAGCTGAACAAGCCGAAGCAATCGAAAAGGCCAAAAGCGAAGGCGAACGCCTCGCGAAGCTGACCAAAGACGAACGCGCGAAAGAAGAGGAAGCGAAACGGATCCAAGCGATCGAAGAACGCGAGCGAGCTCTTGCAATTAAAGAAATGCGCGTGGCCACTCAAACGCTATTGAGCGAAGAAGGACTTCCGGGCGAGTTTATCGACTTCGTGATCGATGAGACAGCCGAAGCCACGAAAGAGAAAATCGGCACGTTGCGAAAAATCTTTGATAAAGCAGTAGAAACCCGCGTCGATGAACGTTTAACGCAGAAAGCGCCTCGCAAGGGTACGGGCCCAGTATCTATGACGAAAGCGGAGATCATGGCTATTGAAAACGACGAAGAGCGTCAAGCAATGATCGCTGCAAACATTGGACTATTTAAAAATTAGAAAGGGCTATTAAAATATGGCTGAAACAAAATTAACAACCATGAACGACTTGGGCGAAATTAAATCAATTGATTTTGTCAATAAGTTTTCTAAAAATATCAATGACTTACTTCGACTTTTGGGCGTTACACGCCGCCAAGAGTTGACTAACGACTTAAAGATTCAAACTTACAAATGGACAGCGGACGTTGACACAACTAAAACCGCTGAAGGTGAGACAATTCCGCTTTCTAAAATGACACGCGCGAAGGACCAAGAATACACAGTAGAATGGTTCAAGAAACGTCGTGCAGTATCAGCGGAAGCGATCGCACGTCACGGTGCGTCACGCGCTATCACAGAAGCAGATACACGCTTACTTCGCGAAATTCAAAACGGAATCAAGGACGACTTCTTAGCGTACCTTAAAAAGACAAAAACTAAAGTCAAAGGAAAAAGCCTTCAACAAGCTCTTGCGAATAGCTGGGGCAAATTGACCACTTTCAACGAATTTGAAGGCTCTCCGCTTGTTTCTTTCGTTAACCCGCTTGATGTGGCTGAATACCTTGGAACAACAGCCGTTGCGTCTGACGCTTCAAACGTGTTTGGATTCACACTCTTGCAAAACTTCCTTGGTATGCAAAACGTTATCGTTATGCCTTCATGCCCACAAGGGAAAATCTATACGACAGCTATTGAAAACCTTGTCTTCGCTTACTTGAATGTGTCTGGTGGAGATCTTGGCGGATTGTTTGCGGACTTCACAGACGAAACAGGTTTGATCGGTGTGGCGCGTGACCGTCACTTGAATAACTTGACTTTCGAGTCAGTATTCTTTGGCGCAAACGTTCTCTTTGCTGAAATTCCGGACGGTGTGGTAGAAGCTACAATCGAAGCGCCAGCGTCAGCAGTAGCAGCCTAGTTTTAGGAGGTTTTAGCGATGGTGGCAATCAATATCGATCAAGTAACGGAAGAGCTTCGACTTTTAAAGGGTATTCCCAAGGCTGACCAAGAACAAGACGATCTTTTGGCCCTTATTGTACGGGATAGCTTCGAGCGTATGATCGCTTACGTCAATCAATTCTCGGAAACAGCACTCGAGGAATTGCCCGAGAGCGTGGCTTATATCCTTCGAGACGTTGCCGTCAGTCGCTTTAATCGACTAAACTCGGAAGGCGCGACAGCGGACAGCGAGGAAGGCCGGAGCTTTACTTGGGAGTCTAGCTATCTAACAGATGAGCATAAGGCTGTATTACAAGGCCTTGCGATCAAACATCGGGCCCGCGGGATCGCTCGATTCATTTAAGGGGGGCGCGTGTATGATCTATAACGAACGCGTGACTTTGATCTTTGAGGAAGAGCCGGAGGACGAATTGCTTGAGAATACGGAAACAAAGAAGAGCTTTCCGGTACCTTGTATGCGAAATTCATTATCTAGTTATGAGATGATGGGTCTCTTTGGTAAGTATGACTTCGATTCGTTCAAGTTGCACTTACAAGGTACATATAAGGGCTTTTCGGAAGTGATTTACAACGGCCACAGACTCAAGATTAAGGGCAAACGATATCATCATAATAGCACGGTTATTTACTTATGAGTTTTTCGTACACAGTAAAAGGCTTGGACAAGTTCATTCGGAAGGTCCAAAACAAGCCACGGGAAGCGCGTCGGGCTGTATCGGCAGAACTGCAACGATCGGCCTTGCGTGTGGAACGGAAAGCCAAAATGAAAGCAGCAGTCGATACCGGATTCATGCGAAACGGGATCTTTGTTGCTCGGGTCGGTATGTTACGTTATAAGGTGACGTCTCCCGCTGGTTATTCGGTTTATGTGGAGCTTGGAACTCGTAAGATGAAGGCCCAGCCGTTTCTTGGTCCAGCCGTTAAGGAAGAAAGCGAAGCGTTATTTAAAAACCTTCGTAAAATGTTTAGGAGGTGATTCATGGCAAACGAAACGCCTTCAGTCAAAATGCTCGCAGATTTACGCGAAAAATTAAAACCGCTCAATATTCCGATCAAATTTAAGCTACCAAAACAAGACACACTAGAGCCGTTTCTTGTGATCGGGCAATCTAGTTCGGACACATCAAAAACAGCTCAAACGGGGCTTATTATTGAGGATATGAGCGTACAAATTGATATCTTCTTACCGGGAACGGAAAGCCGGGCCGGGGTCGAGAAGGTCAAATCTGAGGCCCTTCGAAGGATTGGCCACAATCGAAACGTAAATGCGAGCGTACTCTTAGACGATACGGTAGGCCGTGAAGTCTATCATATTGTCATTGCATTAACAGATACAATCTTTTAAAAGGAGAAATAAATAAATGGGTGAAGCTGAAGATAAAGCAAAAATCAAAATTACGATCGCGAAGCCGGTCGTAGGTAAAAAAGTATTTTATTTCATTCAATCGATCCACGCTGAAAAAGGTAACGGAGCAATGCTTCCAGCCTATCGTACAGACGGTACGACAACGATGGGTGGCGAATACATCGACGAACAGACGCAACAAGGGCGCTTGCTTGAAAAGGCAACAGATGAGCACTCAATCGAGTTGACTCAATACTTCGCGCCTAAAGATCCGTCAGTCGAAGTTATTCTTAACGCGCAAAAAACAGGGGAATCTGTCAAGATCTGGCGCGTTATCGTTGATGAGTCAGTCAAAGAGACTTCAACCGGGAAAGACACTTATCCAGCACAATTTGGATATGGTAAAATCACGGACGATATCGAATTCACGGACGCGGTTGATGGATTCGTTGAGCTGAACTATACAGTCGGTATCGTTGGACGCTTGCGCGATGGTAAGTTCCCACTTTCAGCGGACGAAATCGCAATGTTGAACGACGTTTACGAGTACCAAAACCCGGGCGAAACAACAGGCGATTACAACAATATCACACGCTAATTTTTCAAGCAAA